CGACATTAATGTCAGGAATTCTAATTCCAGGAATGTTCGCTGACTGACAAAGATATGCAACCTTAGGAAATTTTTCAATTGATAATTTAAACCCTTGAGGTGCCAGGTAATTAAGATTATCAATCTTATCCTCTAACCAATTTGCCTGGGTCATTGTTAAAAATACTTTTTAAATATTTAGATAAAAAAAAGACCCCTTTCGGGGTCATGTAGCTACATTAGAATTCTTCGGCATATGCGTTTACATTGGTTCTGGTCCAGGGAATCACACTCAATTAGACATTCGTAGTAATCATTTAATTTCTGATTTTCTATCTCAAGGTCATCAACTGTGTCTTCAAAATGTCGCCACTCATCTAATTGAGCGCGTGATAACAGATTGTGCATTTGGTCACCTCCATACAATTCTTGCTACATGATGTACTAGGAGGGCATGGGTTCATTTCTTCACCTCGCATAACTCTATACTATCTAGCCAACTTTATGTATTGTAGTATACATTTATTGCTTTTTTACTAAACTCAATCTAAGTAAAAAAATGTACATAAAAAAAGACCCCCCGTAAGGGAGGTCTGTGTAACCTGTGTGAATTGGATCACATGAGGTTGGTAACACGGACACGTCTGTAGTAGACGTTGGTGTTGACGTTACCAGCATTGGTAGGATCGGAGTTGGTAAGAGCAGTAGCACCCTTAGCGAATGGATTAAGAACCATGCCGTAGCGGGTCTTAAATCCGATCTTGGGCTGGAAGGTGTCAGGTCCGATTGCGCGTACCATCTGCAGAGGTACATATGGGCAATAGAACAGACCAGCATCATAAGGGGAAGTACCCTTATAACCAGCGATGAAGAACTGAGCAGCGTTGTTACCCTCAGAAGGCAGTGCCGAATAAGGATCAATGTAAACGCGGATGCGACCGTTCAGCGTACCAACGAAGGTGCTGCCAGTGTCATCAACGTTCAGACCTGTGTTGAGAGCAGGGTTGTAGTCAAGGACGCCAGCCATTGACAGGGCAGAAGCAACGTCTGAAGAGCAGACGAGCATGTTGCCCTTCCCTCTACGAGTCTCTTTTGCGATGGCGTTCATTTCACGCTCAATCTGGAAGAGGAGACCCTTGAACTTCTCAACGCTCCAACGTCCGTTGGAATCAACGTCCATGTCAAACGTACCTTGGGTAGCAACGTTCTGCTGAGCACCAGGCTTAGCGGAGCGGAATACGGTACGGACGACTTCTCTGTTGATTTCAGTGAGGATCTCAGCAGAGAGGATGTTGGCGAGTTCAGTCTCAGCATCCAGACCATGAATTGCCTTCAGGTCTTGTGCGAGTTCAATGCTGTACTCAGCTTTCAGAGCGCGGCTCTTAGCGGTAACAGCAATCTTCTCAATGCTGAATGCCATTTCTGGGAACACGCTGGTAGCGGCTTCGCCCAGAGCTTCAGCAGTGGAAGTATCCATAGCACCAGCTGAACCATAGGTGCCGCTGTCGTTCAGAACGGCAGGGTTGGTTCCAGTAGGAGCAGTACCACCAGTTTGAGTTGAAGAGTTGTAAGCAGTACCAGAGAAAGCAGAGTTGACTTCGTTGTAGAAGGTCTCGTCGCCAGTCTGGGACTCAACGCGGGAGCGCATTGCGAAGATCAGTCCAGTAGGACCGTTCATTGGTTGAACGCCACAAATATCATAGGCGATCAGGTTAGGCATTGAGCGACGGATCAGTGAGATCAGTACGGGGTCAAAACCTGCGACGTTACCAGCGCCAGTTGTAGGTGTATTGATAGGACCAGCGTTAGTAGGCGCTTCGGTCAGCATTCTCTCCTCGCGGAGGAATTTCTCTTGGTTTTCCAGAAGTTGAGTGGTGACAGCCTTCTTGTAACTATCTTTGATCTCGGGGAGATCGCCGTGAGTCAGAACAGGTGCCCACTTCTCCTGGAGTTGTTCGGTATTGAACATTTGGTTCTCCTTGGAAAAATTTAATGTTTGTGAACTATAACTTATTTATAATTTAGATCACTTATTGTAGCGTGAGATTGCGGAAACATATTGCTCCATGCCAGCAGGGATTACCTTCTCGGCAACAGGCTCAGATTCTTCTACGCTCTCATTGATTGAAGTCTTAGGGAAATAGTTTTCCTTGATAGTTTCAATCTTCTCTTTGAATGACTCTTCTGAAACAAACTCTACACCCTCAGCAAGGGAGGAAAGTTTTTCTTTCTGAGTATCAGCGAGACCCTGAGATACTTCGGCAACGATAGATTCTTTGACGAATTCTCCCAGAGCAGAATTTAATTCAACATTTTTGTCAATTTGTTCGTTGAGTTTTGACTCCATTTCATCTAGTTTTTCGCTCATCCCCTCAACCATATCGTACTTCTCTTCTGGAATATCCATGTAGTGTTCGGTGAACACTCCCTTAAGAGCAGACATAAAGGACTCAGCAATCTCGGTGCGAATACCTTCGTTGATTGCGAGCTTGTTATCATTAATCCATTGTTCTACAATATAGTTCAAGAAGGAGTCAACCTTAGATGACATTTCCTCCTTGATCACGTCAATTTGCTCATTCAACTGAGCAGCATAGCTTTCTTCCAGACGCTTGGTTTCTTCATCAATCTTAGAAGAAACAGCGGCGCTGAAAATTGTTGTTGCTTTTTCTTTAAATTCTTCAGAAAGATCCTCGCCATTGACGAGTGCATTGATGTCATCAGTAACATCAATTTCTTCCTTAGCCAGTTTAGGCATTGCGTCCCCGCCACCACGACTGACCTTCTTGCCAGCCATATCCTTACCGCCTTCTAATTTAGGCATAGGATCTTGCTTGCCTTCGCCCGAGTTAACTGCAGTCTTAGACTTTTTAACTGGAGCAGCAGCCTTAGCACCAGAGTTCTCAAACTTACCTGAGTACTCAGCGGATGATCCTGCAGCCATTGGTTCAACATTGGCGACAGCAACATCAGCACCTTGAGCAGCAGGAAGGTGTGATCCCTCAGCTGGTGCAGCACCAGCGTTTACAGCATTTTTCATTTCTGTAACAGTTTCCGCATCAACGTTCTCTGATACGAAATCTTCAAATTTCTCGTTTAACGAATTAGCCATTTAAAATAACCCCTAAAGGACCTTAGTTTTTCTATTACTTATTTATTAAAATTATAAGTTAGAGAGCAGTTTCTCAAAGCTCTCAAGGATTTTACCCTCAAGTGCTCCGCGTGATACTCTCTCTAAATCTTCTTTTGCTTGCTGGAGTTCAGCTTCTTTAAATGCTCCATTGTTCCAGACCCATTCTTTTCCTTCCATGATTCCGTTGACGAATGCATCAGGGGCAGAAGGGTCAGCAACAATATCAGCAGCAGTTGTAAGCATAAAGTCATCGCGGACATAATTTGAACCACCTTTGGATTCAAGACTACCTACACCTCTAGAAGAAACTCCAAGTTGCACACCTTCACGAAGAAGGTTCTTTGCAATTTGACCCATAGGGGTTTCAAGAAGTTTTGCCTTACCAACATAGTTAGAACCATCTTGATAAAGTTCTACAATCTTATGTGAAACACGATCAAGGTTGATGGTAGGACCATCGGGATGACCGAGTTCACCAAGAGCACGAGACTTTTGAACGAAATTTTCGTTGTAGTTAGTTACTTCGCGCTGAAGAACTGGCATAGGATATACTCTTCCATTGCGATTCTTGATATCGCCTTGGAGGAACACTCCCTGAATATATGTATACTCTTTTCCATCCTTCTCCTCAGTGAGAAGTTTAATGTCTTCAATGTGCTCTACGATAAGTTTCATTGTTCTTCTTCGGGTTCGGGTTCGGTAGTTGGTTCTTCAATCTCCTGTTCTGTGGATCCTTCTGGTTGCGGAGCATCAATGTTAGGATCGCCCTCACCAACTTCAGGTTCTCCTTCGGTTGGATTCATGAGTTGACCAGCATATTCTTTTTTATAAGAATCTAATGCTTCAGATGCCTTAGCATACAGAAGATCAATCACCTCATCAGATGCAACAGAGTTCTCTCCGTTAACAATTTTGTCAATCAATTCTTTAGTAACAGTCATAATTGTAAATTAATTTATAAAGTTATTTAGTTTTCAAGCTCTTTAGAAGTCTGTGCTTTCATAGGAGGTTTCGTTGATGTATCAACTGGACCGCCTGCTGGTGGAACTGGAGCATTGGGATCTTCCACTGGCATGACTGGAGTATCCATGAGTTCACCAGACTTCTTCTCCTTATCAATTTGAATGCGGATCTCTTCAATCTCGGATTCTTTTTGCTGGAGAATTTGACGCTTGATATGATCGTTAGAATAGTAAACGCCTAAGAAAGGTTGCATTCTTTCTACGAGGTTTAATCTCTCACCGATCATCTCAATCTCTTTGAGTTCAGTGAAATGGTTATCAAACAGATAGTCATATTGAATATGCTGTTCCATCAGTTCCCAGTCATCTACGGTGATAACACCTTTTAGAATTAACTGAGTCTTCAACATATCATTGAAGAGATGTGAGAATTGTTTGCGGAGTCTACCGACAAACTTAATAAACTTAAGTTCATCACGCAGGATCTCATTAGAACGTCCAAGACTAAATCCCTTTTCCTCGCCAACGCGAGATGGTGGGAGGTTTAGCGATTTGTAGAGTTTCTTCAGGAAGTATTCAACATCCTTCAGTTCTCCAAGATTTTGAGCACCAGGAAGTGTGGTGATCTCTGTACCTCTACCACCTTCGCGACGAGGTAACCAGAAGTCTTCCAGCATACTCATGAATTTTTTGTCGTCACGAATCTCACCAGTGCTGGCATCATATACCAACTTATTTCTGTAGCGAGACATGACCTCACGCAGATATTGTTCTGCCTTGACCTTAGGAAGATTACCAACGTCAATGTAGAAAATACGACGCTCAGGTGCGCGAGACATTCTGTAGATAACCAGAGAATCTTCAATCATTCTCAGTTGGTTAACTGCTTTCAATGCCTTATGAAGATAGGACAATGGCAGATTTTGATTCATGTCCATCAGTCCTGACGTGCAGAACGTGATCGCATCGGGTGCAATCTTCACACCGAGTTGATCGTTCCCTGCAAGACTGACCGCTGCTTTATGATTGAATACTCCTTTGGGATTGTAGAGATAGTATTCGTTTACATCACCGTAGTTTAAAACTTTTGCTTTATCTCCACCACCTGGCGCAGGTTTCTTCTTAACCTCACGCATTTTTTTGATCTTCAGTGGATCAATATAACGAAGTTCTTGAATACCCTCAGTGGGTTTTGCTACATCAATTACCTTATGATAATATAATCTTCCGTCAATATACCAACGTCTAAAAATATGATAGCACTTCTTATCAAACTGCAGTAAGCGTTTGATCTCGTTAAATTCTTCTCTGATTCTCTTCTTGATTGACTCGCTCTGCTCAAGATTAGAGAGTTCAATTTCTACAGGTGAATCATCACCATCTGCAACGATTGCTTCGTTGACTACTTCATCAATTGCGGAGTCAACTTCAGGGTGTAATGAGACTTCGCGATACTTTCGGATCTGCTCAAACTCGTTTCTGGAGACACCCTCCATATCAACATATTGACCGTAATAACCTCCAGCAGAGATTGTTACGGTCCCGTCGTCATTATTAGGAGCAACAGGGGAGATTAACCCCTGCTGCTTCTTTTTCTTTTGGTTTCCTTTATCAAGAGAAAACCCAAATAACTCCGCCATTGTATAAGGTTAACTACGTTTACTGTAGTTATTTATCCAGGTCAGATAGTAGCGCCAGCGCCGATGTCAATAGAACCATCAGACTTATTAGCTTCCCACCAGTCATACTGGAATTCAACAGTGTACTCAGCAATGGTGTTGTTGTTGTCGTAGGACAGATCAATCTGAGCAATGTTGGTTGGGAAAGCGTTGTAGAAATCATACGATCTTACAACACTATGTGGATCCTTCAGAGACTCGGAAGCAGAAGTTCCGCGTGCCAGTTGAGAAACTTTCAGTGTAGAAGCAAAATCTGCGGTGTAACCTGCACCGTTCTCATGCTTGTTCAGTTTCTCCATCCACTTCTCAAAGTATCCTCTGACTGACATATCCTCATCAGCCATGACTGTGATAGTCCAGGATTCAAAGGTGCGGTCACCAGGAAGTTTGATGACTCTGCCTCTGAAAGGAACTTCTACCGTTCCGATTGTACTGGCAGGAATACCAGCGGAACGGCAGAGGAATGTGAAATCAGCATCTGTACCCTTCACCTTGTCCGAATCATTCAGGTTTGATTCCAGGTCTGTTACCTGGACCATGAATAGATTGGGACGTACACCATAACCAATCTTACCTTTAAATGAAGTTAAGTTTGCCATTGTTTGATTATCTCCTTAAGTGTATTTATTTTCTAATCAAACTCTGCCGATAACTTCGTTAAAGCTGACGCCAGTGCGAGTAGCAACGAATGTCAGAGTGATGAAGTTGATGGAGCGAGAAGGCTTGATGTAGATGTCAGCAACGAATTCATTACGATCAATAACATCTGGAGTGTTATTGGTGGTGTCCGCGACTACGAGGAAGTCAGTCATGCCTCTTCTTGCCTGAATGTCACGCATGTAGTTATTGACCTGCGTAGTGAAGTTCAAACGAGTAGTCTCATCGTTTAACTCAAACAGAACTCCTTTAGAGAAATCTTTGAGGGTTCTCTCAAGGACGAGGAACAAGCGACGAACGTTAATTCTGTCAAAGGCGGAAGGACTACGAAGAGCAGTCTTGTCACCGAACAGAACGATACCCTGACCAGGGAATGAAGTGATTGGATTTACACGCTTAGCATAAAGTTCATCACGTTGTGACTTGGTTGGGTTGTATGCAATCTTGATTGCATTTCTCAGGTTACCTCTGTTGAAACCAGCAGGGGAGAACCATGCTTCAGCAACGGAAGTTGTGTTAACACAAAGACCTGCCATATCAGCATTACATGGAATATAACGATAAGTATCGTTAAATCTATCGTAAATGTACTTATAGTTGTTATCAAATACAGCGTAGGAAGAACTATCGCTGATTGATTCAAAGAAATCAACTACGTTTGCTGTTTGAGCAGCGGTAGTAGCAGCAGAACTTCCAATAACATCAGATCTCTGTGGCGAGATGAAGGTGATACAATCCTTTCTTAAGTTAGAAAGATTGATCAGTGAGTTTGCCTTAGCAAGAGTTGTTGGACCAGAGAGAACATAATCAATCTGAATAGTTTCAGCGTCACCAAATGCATCGCTGTAAGTTTGAGTCTCGTTACCTACGTTATAGTTCTGATAGTCAGTACCAGCAGAGAGCGAGTAAGACTGAGGACCATAAAGATGGAACAAAGAAGCAGGAGTTCCAGAAGTAGTAATTGCTACTGAATTGGTGTAAGTAAATACATCAGTAGAGTCTTCGTATGCTGCAAGGTAGACATACTTAGAACGACCTTTGATTACTTCTTTGTAGTGATTTGATTCACCTTCGGTAGTCTTAGCGCCAGGAGCTTTTGAGAGATAAAGCATCTTCTCAAGAACTGTATTTGCGGTTCCGCTTACAACACCGCCTTCGTCAATAACTGCAACGTGGATCTCATCATACTTACCACCCTTGCCAGCAGCGTCAGGTGAAGTTCCAGGACGAGGAGCAAGTGCATTCCACTTAAGTGAACCAGCGATAGCATATTGCTCATCGTACCAATCAGCAACTGCATCTACGTTCTGTGTGCTTACTGTTCCGTTCTTGACGAACTTAGCAGAACCAGCATCAAGAACAACAGCAACCTTTGTGGTATCAGCAGTATTGTCTTCGTATGCAACTCCAGTGGCAGTGCCATCAGTAACAGCATCACCTTTGCTGAATGCAACACCAGAAGCAAGTGTAAGAATCTGGTCAGCACCAGCATCAATGGTTACAACCTTGAGTGAGTTACCCCATGTACCAGGAGTCTTTGCTGCGAAATCATATGCTTGGTTAGTTGCCTCAATGTTTGCTTCATAATCCGAAGGATTATTAATTTTTACGGTAGTGACTCCACCAGTGTTAGCATTGGTAAGGTGAGTTCCAGATGAATCAGCAATTCTTGCTACCTCAAGATTACCACCGTAGTTAAGGAACTCGGAAGCAGTGTACCAATATTCAAAGTTGTCATCAGTAGGTTTGCCGAATTCTTCTACCAGTTCTTTCTCACTGGTAATTGATTTTGCTACGCCAACCTCTCCTTTCAGGAAAGGTCCAGCAATAGCACCGATATTAGTGATTGATTCTTGGAGACGTGAGTTAGTAAAATCGCGCTCCTGAACAACAATCCCTGGCGATACTTGTGTTGCCATGTTTACCCCTAAAGTTCAGAAATTTGTTCTGTGATTATTTATTAAAACCTATGTTTTAAGAGGGGAAACACTGCATGAACTACCAGTCTGGATACGACCAACTGTGACTGTCACTGCGTTTTCTATTTTTTGTAACTCTATCTACGGTGCATTCTTTGCACTCATATGCATACGCTGATGGTGTTGCTCTACCCTTTCTAGTTCTATAAAAATCTGTCACTAAATCTTTTACGACACCACAAGATCTACAACGTCTCTGTTTAAAGAGCAAATGCTCTAGTTCAAATTCCTGTTCAAAATCCATTTACTTGATGTTCCAAAATGAGACGATAGAAGTTATCTCTCATCGCTAATAAATCTGCTTGCTCATGAGGATCTCCACCCGCCCATTTGTCACATGCTTGTTTAAGACCAGCATGAATTACTCTCACGCCATTAATATCTAATTCAATAGATATGTAACCTTCTTTAGCCATTATAGATAAGACCCCATGTAAGTGAACTCTGAAGATACATCGCCATATTCATCCAAGAACCAACGATCTCCAGACTCATCTACAAAACTTTCCTGATCTTCTAGACCATCGGAGATGAAACCAAATGGTGCCATATCCTGTTCAATTTGATTCTTCTGCTCATCGTAGATTCTTTGACGGACATCATTATCCGTCATTTCTTTAAAATAATCTTGTACTGCTAACCAGCAGAAGATTACGAGACACATAGCAAGGTCATCATGACATCCTTCTTCTGCCTCAAACGAATCACGTTTAGAGATGAACGTCGTGAGTTCTGCGATAGTCTCATAGTCTGGGATGACTAGTTTGTCATCCTCAATAAAAGTCTTTAGGTTCAGACATCCGACCTTCTTCACGGTCTTAGACATCTTGACACCCAGTTGTGTTTTCTTTCCAGAGAATCCTGTGCCAACGATCTGCCCAGCACGTCCTCTCATGGCACACATAAGAATGTGATCATACTCTAGATCATAATGCATCATGGATGCTACCTGATCTCCAATATCATTAACTTCAGTTAAAACGTATGCTCTATTATATCCTCTGGCAATATCAACAACAATTGTCGGGAACATGATCGCTTTGATCTCATTGTTCCTGTATCGTGCTACAAGCCTGTAAGGGAACTTTGTAATGTCAAAAACCAAAAACGCACTATAATCACTGCCCACACCACGGGCAACGTCAACAGTAATAATATAATCATGTTCTTTTTGGGGATTTTCATATACTACGAGACCTTTGTTGTTATTGGTAATAGGATCATCATACACCATTGTACGCAATTTGCTCGCAGCAATTAACGTATCTACAGATCCCAGGAACTCACACTCAAATTCCTGTGTAAACTGTCGCTGAGAAGTGTTCGCAATAGTTTGTTCTTTCCACTTGGCGTCCCTTCCAGGGACTTGACTCCAGTGAACTTCAGTAGTAATATATTCATTCTTACCCCTCTCAGCATCATGCCAAAGCTTATAGAACATGTTCATTCCATTTGGCGTGGAGATGATAATAACTTTCGTACTCTTACCAGACGAGATGGTAGGATATACCGAACTAAAAAACTGTTCCGCTATATGGGTAGGGACAAAAGCAAATTCGTCCAAGAAGATAATGTTGAATGACATACCTCGGACAGCAGAACTGGAGGTAGATGCTGCCATAATCTTAGAAC